CCCAAGGATAGTAAGTTGCGGTGTAGTTAGAATCTAAACCTGTTGCTTCTAAATTATCTACAGCCTCTTGAGGGTAGATTGTGTTAGTTAATACCGGATCTAAAGTTGGTGAGAATAAATCAAAGTCAGGTGTAGTACAGATGTAAATTGAATCAGCTCTATCAGTTTCAATCATAGTAACCGCTTCTTCCACAAGGTTTGAGTTATTTACGTAGTCAATACCAGGAGTAACAAATACGTTAATGTTAACTGCCTCAGGATTAGCCAATGTTTTTTGTCCAAAAAGGTAAGCGTAGTAGTCAGTATTAGCCCAAACTTCTTGGTTAGGTCCTGAAATTTGTTTAAACGCTCCCCATCCTGATGCTGTAGGATAAGTGATCGACGCTTCAGCTCCATTCTTAAAACCACTAGCACCTAAGATAAATCTGTCATCGTTAGTTCTATATTCTCTATAAATATCCCATCCATCAAACCCTCCGTAAGCTAGTAATGTAAATTTACGAGTGTTAAGTTTGTAATAAGGATCGTCAGTTTCCGATGGTTCGGTTCTAAATGACCCAACACCTACTTCATAAGCCGATTGTCCTGATGTCGGACCTGAAATAATTGTCACAACAGTCGCCCCACTATCAAGGTGGAAACCTTTAGTAACATAACCCCAATCTATTCCTACAGTATCGGTTCCAAGATTAGCAGGTAATTGTTTACCTTTATATTGGAAGAAATCAGAGTCATAACCCGTGATGTTTGAAATACCTAAATATGCAAATCTTGGATTTTCTCCACTTGAGATAACCGTATTGTCTCCCCCTGAAGATGCTCCGAACGGTGGGTTATAAATCACATCACCAGCCTTTAAATATTTAGTTTTGTAAACCACAAACGGAGGTGTGTCATTTTCATATTCTCTTGATATGTACCCCTCAAATCCACAAGGTAGTGCGTCTGCCGGAGCATCTTCACTCATATCTAACATTATAAATTTAGATTTAAGTGCAAATTCACCATTAGATGTACCTATTTTATTTGCCACATAATTGTTTAATGTTGGATCCATTGAACAATTTGTAAAACTTTCAAGAACAACAACATTTCTATCTGTATCAAAATAATCTCTAATGAACACATCAAATGTTCCATTATTGAATGACATGTTAGCAATTGAAATTTTAACCAATCTGTTAGCTGCATTACCATCAGAAATAAGTTTAAACTTAAATAAATTGTAAGTTTTATTACCTCTTAATTCAGATACAACATAAGGTGTTTCTGGTGTTTGATATTGTTCAAGATAAAAACCTAAAGTATCACCGTCTAAAGACCTTGCTCCCGGCAATGATACTAAACTATTATTTATACCTCTAATTTTACCATTTCTATAACCTGTTAGTAATAAAGAGTAGTAACATTCTTCAACAAATAACGGAACTTCTTCTCTATCTTTTCCAAAGTTAGATCTTCCAAATACATTTGTTAATGAATTTACATCAGTTGATTGAAGGCTTGTTTCAAAATTAAATGTGTCTCCATCAGCAGAAACCCCAGATACCACAAATGTTGAAAGTGGGTTTTCGGAAACTCCTGAATAAACACCATTAGTTACTAAAACAACATCAGAAGTTCCCGTTACTTCATAAGCCGGTCCTTTTTGAGAACTAGTATATTGTGAAATACCTCTTGATCTAAGGGTGGCAACCACTAAATTATCGTATTCAGAGTATGAGGTACCTGAATAATTTGTTAAATAAACAGCCATTGAACCTGAATAAACAGATGCCGTTATAGCTGATATTGATGATAAAGATGCTCCAAAACCAAAACCTGAATAATCTCCTGATGCGTAGTTAAATAATGAGTAGTACCATGCATCATTTTTGTATGATGACAAATCTGCATTTGTTAAATTAACATTATCAACACTTAAAACATTTGACAAAGTAGTAACAGTATTTAAAGAATCTCCTGTAATATCTGATAAAGTTCCTCCACTAACTGAACCCCAAAAATAAGAGGTTGTAGCTGAAGTTGATGCAGATGTTGCAACCAAATTAAGTTGTTCTGAAATCGCAACTTTAAAGTCATAATCAATTGACGATGTTGTGTTAGTGTTAGTTTCATATGTTTGATAAAACACTGATGATAACGCAGTAGGAACCGTAGTTATTGTAACATTACCACTATTACCTGTTGTTCCTGTAAAATTTAAATACACAGGACCAGTATTACCTGTTGCCCCTAAAGTTGCTGGGTCAATATTCCCTATGGTTTTAATTGACCATGATGGACCCGCATCATAACCTGAAAGGCCCAATACTCTTGTTACGAATAATTGGTTTGATTGTGATAAATATGATTTAGCGATGTACGCTGCTTCATATTTTGGGATTTGAGTGTTAACAAATTTCTCAGGACTTGTACCCCCGAAATAAACTTGGAATTCATCAAAGTTTCTGATGAATATTGGTTCGAAAGCCGGTCCTTGTAGAGTTTCTCCAACAATGCCTAATGTTGTAACCCCTACACTTTGTGCCACAAATGTTAAATCTCTCTCTGAAGTGTATACTCCAGGTGAAACGAATACTTTGTTACTTGATGCCATTTTTTAAAAGTTCTTTTAAGTTTTATTTTAACTATAAATACTTACAAAAAACGTAAAAAACTGACCGCCAGAAATATATTTTATGGGTAGTATGAAAAAATTCTGCCTTTTTTCTCACCTTTAAATTATTTATCTAATATGAAAAAAATTAAAAATATAAAGATTTCAGAAGAAAGCCATAATCAGCTTAAAAAGTATTGTGATAAAAAAGGATTAAAAATTTATAAGTTTTTAGAAACCTTAATTAAAGAATCTTGCAGAGAAACAACCGACATCTACGGAGAATAACTACTGAAGATATGCAGTTGTATTTATAAACGCCTCCTGATTATTATCTATTTTCACTACTTCAAATCTTACTAAATCATGATCAGTTACTTGTATTGGTGAAAAATCATCACCAACATAATTGTTATTTATATAAACAGAATATGAATCAACATTGTCAGTTGAATTGACTTTTAAATCTGCAGTATATCTAAAAACTTCACTTAATTGTGTAACTCCTGAAATAAAATTAATATTTAAATCAAAAAAGTTAGGTCTTGCGGGTTCTCCTTTTGCATATCTTGCCTTTGTTTTAAAATCAACTTCAAACATAGATACTTGTCTTGTCACTGCTGGAGATACTTGAAATTCCTCTTCATCAATTAAAATACCTTGCATTAAAAACTTATAATTTGAAATATAATACTTTCTTTTTTCAAGATCTTTTGCCGACTCATCTGAAACATCTTCTAAAATAATTGGAATATAGTTTCCTTTTATTTGTGTATATGCTTGTCTTGATGTGAATTTTTGCATTACAATTTTATTGAACTCATTGATCTCTCTCATTCTATTTGCAAAAAATTTAACATTGTAAGTAATATCTACAGGAACTGGTTGAGGTATTTTATAAACATCAACCCCCTTTCTTTGTCCATCCCAAGTTGGAACTGTCGCGTATAAAAATTCTTTTCTATCAGGAATGTTATATTTTGTTGATGGGTTTGTTCCGTATTTTACTTCAGGCATTCTAACGGTAGTGATAAATGGTAATGAAACGTTTTTATCTAAATCCTGAAAGTTCCAAGAGGTAACAAATTGAGCCCAATTTTGGTTTGTAATTATTCTTTCAATATTTGGTACAACTTTTCCTTCAACAACCGTTTTAAGAGAATCCTTAACAAAATCAAGCATCCCTTTATCTAAATCTGCATGTAAAACCCCTTTTGGTAGGTAAGTTCCTCCGTCCATTATTTCATCAACCATTTCTTCTCTTCTTTCTAAAAGAGTTTTGACTGGTGTAAGTGGTAAATATTTTTTTTCTTTTTTTGGAAGTGCCATTATTAAATTCCTCTAAATTCATTATCTGTAACAGGGGCAGCGTTAATTGAACGATAAAATGGTTTGTACCCTCCATATGTGTGTTTATTATCACTAAGTACACGACCATCATCAACAACACTATAATAACGAACTCTTGTTTCGGTCTCATAGTATCCGATATAATCACCATAGTTAATATCAATACCCAACTCTTCAAGTTGTTTTTGATAAACCCCAACTTTTAAGTTACCAGGTTCTGTTTGTGATAATCTTGATGATCCGTAATCAACATTGGTTGGAGCCTCAATTTGAACGTATCCTTTAAATTCAACAGGAGGTAAAAATTGTATAGAATCACTTGACGTTTCACCATATACATCGTCAGAGTCGGTGCGCTGCCTATCAATTCTATAAAGGACTAAGGTAAAATTCATGTCGCCGTGAAGCCACTCTTCGCCCATATTTATATCTAAATCAAAATCTTCCGCCGAGAAAAATTTATTTAATCTTGTTATTGGTACTCTATTTTGTGTCATATAATATAAATATCATAATTGATTTTTTAATTAAATTTTACTATATTATAAAAAAAATATTGTGAGTAAAGACACCGACTCTTTAAATTCTTTACCCGAAATTAGGGCAAAAAATATATTGGAAACTTATGAAGGTTCCAA